GCCAAGATCGTTGTATTCTGCAGGCCACCCGTCAGCCATCGTCCCACTAACTCGAAAATACGTATCAAGCGCAATCGAGTCAGGGGGAGGAGATGACTTTGTGAACGGACTGTATGAGGAGAAACTCACCGGAGTGAATTCCACCCCCATGCGAATCACGACCCTAATGGACGCCTGCTGAGCTACATTTCTGAACGAAATACAGCACATTTGTGCATCCAAGAGAGGTGGTATCGGATACCGAACGAGCAAGCCGCCGATAGTGGGATACCACCCCTGGTAATTCATTAGCTGCTGTTGATCCTTAAAAGGAAGTGCGGGTTGGTTTAACTTGATAGGAGCATACGCCCCCAACTTGGCCTGATGCTGAACAGCCAACGGAAGTCCCATGAGTTGATCAAACCGGAGCGGTCCCCCACTATAAATAGCAGAGGGCGCGCCTACTGTGTTGTAATCCACAGTAAAGCTTGGAGGCAGCTGAGCTACCAACAAACCGCCTTGATCGTACAAACTAGGTGCATCATAGTAAAGTGTCACCCCATAATACGCCAACCGTGCTGATGAAACATTTTGACGCCACTGAGCGGACAGCGGAGCGACGGTCGGACCACCAGGAATCTGGTTGTTGACCATCTCTACCACCCGCACAGGTGCGCCACCTGCCTCGTACACGGAAGCCGTACCAAAGAGGATCGGACTTGGTATGAAAACGAAGTCTGCATCATAGGAACCACCAACATTGTTGATGACTGCCGTCGACTTGAAATGCAAAAGACCAGTAGGAACACACGTCCTATCAGGTATACCATCCACCCGCACCCCATCGTCCGATGGGTGCAACGCCCGAAGAGCCCAAGATCTTCCCTGAGGTGTGGCTCCGAATACCACCCCAGTAGATGTTAGAATTGACGATAACTTACCAGCACCCACTCCGCCGAATGATGCTGATGCGAGATTTCCATTAGTATCCATAATCCCCTCAGGGGCGCCGAAGCTTAAGACCACGCTTTAGATACGTGATCAACCCCCTAGGAACCATGGGCCAATGGCCTCCACACCAACAACAATCTTAAAAGTGAGCACCAGAGAGCGAGTTAGCGTGCATGGTACACCGGATTTACCCCGCGTCTGAAAACAGCGTGCATGGTACCGGAATTACAACCCGCGTCTTTTCTCGCCCACCTACCAATGCCTCGTCAGGCACCAGCACAGGATTCTGAGGGCCAAAGTTTCTCAGAAAAGGATGAGGCCACATGTGCCCACCCTGGATTCTGATACTCCAAAGGACATTGCAAGGCAGGGGAGAAACTCAACTTGTTTGAAGCAAATTGATTCTCCGCGGCGATTTGAACACCATAGTCAAGTCCCCACGCACGGTGAAAACTCAACCTGGTACTCTCCTCAACCTCTCTGACCGCAGCAGATTTTGACATATCCACCCAGTGAGTATAAGTATACTCCTGAGCCGCATTGTCCCAAGCGAGTTTGCTAGGAGAGCCCGCGCTTCGGCGAAGCATTTCAGCATAAGATTGCAACACTGGTACACCCTCGTAGAGGATTCCCAGTGCCACGCCCAACGTGCCTACAATACTTCTATCCAAACGCGGACTGAGACCGAACCGCAAACCAGAGAGCATTGTTGACAACACCTTCCTGGGGGAAGGTATCATCACGTAGGATCCACCAACCAAGACAGGTCTTGATTGGCAGAACTGAACGTGCTCCAAGGTGTGCGCCTCATTCTCTAATTTCATCTCCATTCCATACTCCAAGAACAATGCAGGTAATCTGTCCCTAACCTCCTGCACATCTTCCTCTTCCAAGAAAAGAAGGCAATCATCTCCA